GGCGTTCTCGGCGTGAATAGCCGCGTCGTTATTAGTGCCTTCAACGGCGAACTTTACAGCGCCCTTTACGTGAAGAAGGGTAACTTCGTTCAGCATAGGCGCAAGCGTCTTGATCTTGCTGATAATCTCGTTTGCGGTCTGTGTGGGGATAACCTCCGCACCCGCTCCGGCAACGTTGGAATAGGCGCGCTTCTCCGCATCGTTGAGGGGAAGGCGGCGAAGCTGTTTCAGCCACGCGGAACGGTATTCCGCGGAAGCGGCGGGATCGTCGTTGCCCTCTTCGGCGGGCTTCTGCTCGAAGGAACGGGAAACAACGCCCGCGCCCTGTGCAATGGTGTTCAGAATGCCGCTACGCTTTTCAGCGGCGGCGATAATTCCGGCGCGCTCTTCGGTAAGGTCTTTTGTTTCCTTCTCCAGCGCGTCGATCTCTGCGGCGGTCATTTCTGCGCCGCGGCTTTCGATTTCCTGCTTGATAGCCGCAAGGCGGCTTTCGATTTCCTTAATTCTCATTGTGTTAAACCTCCATCATAAGTTTGATTTTTAGGATTTGTTTTCTACGCTCCAGCCGCTCCTGCTGTTCCATTTCGATCACTCCGTCGAAATAGGATCGCGCGGAAATATCGGTATCGGCGTTCGCCGGAATACTCACGGCGGAAACGTCGTAAACCTTCTTGATTTTCAAGATCGTTCGGGTGTGCGTATCTCTGTCGTACGCATCTTCCGCAACGCGGAACGCCCACGACATTTTCGTAATAAGCCCGTTTTTGATCTCTTCGTATAGGTCTTGCGCGGCGCGGGATTTGCTTAAATCCGCAAAGGTGAACAAGCCGCTTTCGGTAGCTTCTACGCCCAGCGTAGCGTTAGAAAGGCGGGCAAGCACTTTTCCTTCGTGATTGTATTGAAAAATAACGTCGCTCATATCAGCGCCCACAAGGGCGTTGCGATCGATCCTTTCGTAGTATTTAATCCCGTCGAATTCGTAAAGCTCGTAGGGCTTATCGAACGTAGTAGCGAAGCCCTCTACGTAGAAATCGCTGTCAATCCTCTTTTCCGCCGTCCCCTGTGGGATCAGTAGCGGCTGGATCATTGTTCGGTATTCCCGATCCTTCTTCAATGGCATTTTGTGCAACCTCCTTTCCTAATTCGCTAACCTCCGCGTATTCTTTGCGTATATAATACTTGTCCCCGCCGTCAACGTGCGCCATATTCCAAATATCCATAACGCCGTTGCGGTTTAACAAGCCGCGGTCAAATAACTGTGTGCTGATATTCAGCTTTGTATTATTACTTGCGTATTGAAGCCTGTTCGCTGTGAACGTGATAGCATTTCCGAAGGACAATTCGCGCGGCGTGTACGTCATATTCGACATAACCAGCGAAAGCTGGATCGCGAAAGGTTCGATCTTGCCTTCGTAATATGCGTTCCATTCGTCCTCGGTGAAGCTGTTTTGAATGATCTTTGCGTTTGTCCCGAAGTAGTTAAAGACGTTTTCGTTTATCTGCGACATTTGCGCGGCGTTTACCGTGAAAGGTTTACTTTCAATCGGCTTCACGTCGGCGAATTTCGCATCATAGATCACCATACCGGATTGATTGTCCGCCGAAAGGTTATCAGCCGTAAAGCGCTTGCGCTCTTTCGTTATATCCTCCGGCTTTAACATATTCGCAACCTTCGCAAGAAAGCGGATCGAAGCCGAATTCTTTACGCCGTTGATAATGCCTTGATTTTGTGTATGGATTAACTGCATCGTAGGACGAAGCGCGGCGTTACTCTCTCCGAAGAAGTCGTCGGAATACTGAAATTGCGTCATTACGCCGACGCGATCGAATTCGATTGCCGCTTTCTGTCCGTTTGCGAAGGTGTAGCGCAAGAACGGATCGCCCTTGTATTCGATAACCTCGCAACGCTGGGGAAGAAGGGGATAATACCCGATAATCCCGCCGAATTCATCTTCGATCGGAACGATGAACGCCGTATTATTCACCGAAAGGATCGTTGCGATCCTGTAAATAAACTTCGACGTATCCATAAACGGATTAGGTCGGAACTGCAACGTTCTTTCAATGCTCTTGTAAGCCGTCCCGCTGATCTCCGGTTTCAGCTTTGAACAAAAATTCGCGAACGAATGAATAGCCGCGCGCGTAAGCTCCATTTCGTAGAGGCTTTCCGGCGCGTTTGTGAAAACAGGCGTGTACCCGTTCAGCATCTTAAAGTATCCTTCCGCCGCCATATCTGCACGCGGTTTCCGGAAGATTGTTTCAAAAATTCCCATAGTTTTATCACCCCGCATTTTGTAACATTTCGCCGATCTCCGCGAAATACTTTTGCCGTACTGTCATTGCGTCGATCACCGATACGAAGCCGTCAATTCGCGCCCGCTGTTCGATCTTCACGGGACGGAATTTCCGCGTTTCCATATTGTGTTTTAACGCAACATTGAGGAAGTGCGCTTTCAACAAGTTATTGTCGGCAATCTTGAAATTGCCGTCTTTGATTATGCCTTCAAACTCGCGAATAACGGGCGCAAGGTTTTCACCTTGCCATACGTCGTCCGTTTGCCAGCCCGCCGCCTTCAAGTCGTCGATCAGATATTGCGCGCTGTATCGGTCGTAACCGATCTTCAAGATATAAATTCCGTATTCGTCGCGTAGCATCGAAAACCATTCGTAAACGTCCTTGTAATCGACGTGATTATCGCCGGATAGCTTCACGATACCTTGTTTTACGAAAATATCGTACGGCACGCCGTCGATCGCTTGCGCTGTTTCCAGCCTGTTCCGCGGCATAAAGAATTGTGCGAAGGCATAAAGAACGCCGTTCCGCTCGATAATGACGGAAGCGGCGGTCAAGTCTGTTGTTTGCGATAGGTCGATACCGCCCACCGCGTAACTGTCTTTGAAATCCTCCAGCTTGATTTTTTCACCCGCTCGATCGACGACAACGTAATCAAGCCAAGCGACGGAAGAGTTTTGCTTGATATTGCAATACTTCGTAAGGAATTCCACGCGCTTGCTCATACTCATTTCGGCGACGGCGATTTCCTCTTTGAAGAACTCCGGCGAAACAGAAACGCCCATATTCGGATTTGCTTTTTTAAGCTCTTCAAGGTCGTTCCATTTCTCCACGTCGTCGATCATATAAAGCAATGGGAGAAGGCGGCGTTCCTTGCTTGCACCCTTCAAGAACGCCGTAGAACGCGCCATCAATTCGTCGAAGATACCGTCGTTTTCGTAGCCTGCCGTACTGATCGAAAGGATCATCGGCTGGCGGCGTGCGCCCAGCGCTGATTTCATAACTTCATACTGCTTCAAGCCGCCGTCGCCGCGCCACGACGCTACTTCGTCGTTTACAACAAGATGGGGGTTGAAGCCGTCCGATTTTTTCGCGTTGAAGGCAAGCGGCTTTATAGCCGTGTTGCTCTCTTCGATGTAAATATCAGAACGGCGCTTCTTCGCAAGGTCGGAAAGTTCCGGTTCTTTTTTAATCATCTGATAGAAGTTATCGTAAACGATGTTCGCTTGCTCCAGCTTCGGCGCAAGGCAATATATCTTCGCGCCGTATTCGCCATCAAGATACGCCATATATGCGATCACCGCGGAAGCGAACAACGTTTTACCGTTCTTCCGCCCGATCACGATGAAGATTTCGCGGAAAATGCGTAATCCGTCGTCGTCAACGATACCAAAAATCACCGATACCGCCGCTTTTTGCCATAACTCCAGCTTCAAAAGGTCGGTACGTCCTTCGCAATGGTGGCAAAAGTTTTCTATGAACCGAATAGCCTTGTTTGCTTTCTTCGCGTCGAAGATAAAAAGCCCGTTTTGAAGTCCGTTTACGATGTATTCATAGATCAGCCGAACCCACTTGCCGACGACAATTTTTCCGGTCGAAATACCGTCGAAATACTCGTAAATGTAGTTTGCAAAAGGCATATTTTATTCGTCCCGTAACGCCTGTAAGCGGCTTTCCTTTTTCTTTTCGGGCGGTACAAGGTCGCAAAGCTGTTTGATTATGGCGGTATGATTTTTTGTCATTGCGATATGCGTTTTTACCGCGTCACTTTGCTTTGTCCCGCTCTGATTTGCGCCGTTTTGGTATTCGACGGTGTATCCCTCTTCGTTGATGATTTCTTGCAATTCTTCAAGGGATACCGCCATAAAAGCGGCGTTACGAATAAGGCTTTCGACGGTCTGCAACTTGTTTTTATCCAAGTCTTTGAAAATCCGCTTTAATCGCGAAATCTCTTTTTTGATTTTTTGATCTTTCGTCAATTCCTTTTTTGTCGCCATAAATATCACCCCTTTTCGCCGGATACCCACACCCCTCTTGTCGCGTACACCCGTTATGCGCGCGCCTGCGGAGTAAAATTAACCTCCCGCCCTCGGTGTCGAACCCTCCCTAATCGGTGAGCGAATAGGGGGGGGATACAAGGTTTCCTTGTTCGTCGAACGCATAGCACTTCTTTCGCGTTGATCTGTGATGTTCTTTGTTATGGCAATCTTGACAAAGCGCTTCGAGATTGTCCCACGAAAGCGCGATATACGGATCGTTTATATTCTGCTTCGTCAGATAGATTTTGTGGTGTGCTATCTTTGCCGCCACCGGATCGTGCGGAGTAGAACAACGTTCGCATAAGTAATCCTTCGATTGCAAGAAGGTTTCGCGGCACGTGCGCCACGCGTCACTGTTGTAGAACTGTTCTGCCCACGGCTTCATACTCGCACCTTCCTTCCCGCGCAAATAAAAATAGCGCCCCTCCGATCACTTCGGAAAGGCGCTATTCTCGCGCTTTTGTATTGCGTACAAATTCAGCATAATAATTATAGCATATTAAGATTGTCTTTTCAAACCCCGAAGATTTCCCCGAAAAGGACACTTATTCGCCCACCTTGCGGCGATATGTAGCCGCCGATACCGCCGCGGCGATACCGAATACGCAAACCGCCATATCGTTGACAATCTTATTCCGCCATCTGCACGCTGTCTTTACGCCCTTCAAAACGCCTTCTTCTTCAAGGTCGAAGGCTAATTCCTCCCACGTGTAAGGCTTGCCGCCCTCTCGCATATTGCCTTCGTAATCCTCCCCGAAATAGTACATACGAACCACCGTGAATTCCTTGCGATCGCGGTATAGGTTTATAGCCCTCTCCAGCCGCTCGAAGCCGTACTTCGTTTCGGCATACTGTCGGCGTTTATCCTCCCGCATTTCCTCGACAATATCGGCTTCGGTTTTCTGCTGATAATAGCCCTTCGGCTTTGAGCTTGCCGCGAAGGTAGTTTTCCCCGCGTGATACTCAACTTCGCAATAGGCTTCTTCATCGGCGACAAGCGCCGCCAGCTTCTTGTAGTTATAAAGCAATGTTTCCATAGCCTTGAAATAATTTACGTATGATCCCGCGGTATCCCTGTACGCCTCCAGCGCTCCGGCTTTCGCGGCTTCGTTGATCGCTTCGCGCAATTCCTCCGAAAGCGCGCTTTTCTTTTTTGCCATTGTTTATTCCTCCGTTTTCTGCTGTAAGTATTCGACGATCGTTCGAGCGGCTTCCTCCCAGCCTCGGCAAATAGCCGCCGAATACCCTTGTTTCATAAGCTCTTCAATCCAGCGCACCTGTTCTTCGCTGATCCTGCCGCCGCGCTGTCGTTTAAGCTCGATATAAAGCCCGTGATTTCCGCCGCGGGCAACGGGCAAGCATAGATCGGGAACGCCCGCTTTTACGCCTTGCGCCTGTAAGCGTGCCGCCTCGATCTTGTTTCTGCTTCCGCCGTTCGGGACGTGATAAAGCAACTTCAATTCGGGATACCTCCCGCTTTGAAGCTCCGCCCACTCGAAAAGCGTTGTTTGTTCGTCCGCCTCCGTTGGAGTAGGAAGCGCAAAGGCGTTATTTTTCCGCATCTTTCGCCGCCTCCCATTCCTCGAAGAAGAATACGCGCTTTCCCTGTGCGATCGCTTCGCCGTATTCATATTTCGCGCCCTTGCTTTCCGTCCAATCCGGAAGAAAGCACGCCGCGGCGCACTCATTCAGCATAGCGCCCGCCATACGCATATAGGCTTCCCACGTGAAGCCCTCCGAAGGCAAGATCGCCGGATTGACAACAATAAAGCCGCCTTCCTCCAGCTTGATTTGCGCTTCGCGGAATTTTGAGCGGTAGAAAATATCGCCCGTGATCTTTCCCGTAAGATATACCGTTTCTTTCTGCATTTTCTCGCCTCCCGTTAAAATAATCTTCCTTGCGCGGCTTCCTGCTCCGCCTCCAGCAAGTCAAAAATGCGTAATTGCGCCTTTTCTTGCTCCAGCCGCATTGTTGCCGCGTTGTAATATTCTTCGTCGATCTCGAAGCCCACGTATTCAAGCCCGCCGAACCTATGACAAGCGATAAGGGAACTTGCGCTTCCGGCGTGTGTGTCTAAAATCTTCATACCGCGGCGGGCGAAGAGGGACAAAACCCATTCATACAGCTTCACGGGCTTTTGCGTCGGGTGGATCGTCCCTTCGATCTGCAATTCAACACGGTTCAGCGTGAAAATACGTGTCGGCGTGTCGAAGCTGGTATATGCAAGCTCACAATCGGACATAGATAGCCCGCGTTGCCCCTTGTCCCATATCAACCAGCCTTTATGCCCCTGTTGAAGCATCGGAACGAAGTAGTTTCCGCCCCAAATCACTTGAAAGCGCGATACCCGTTCAAGCTCTCGGAAATATTCTTCGGGTGGCGGCTGTTTGTCCCAGCTCTTCCGCGAATGTTCCTTCCGGTTATGCTTCGGATTATTGCATACGCGCTTTTTCTGTCCGTCTATGCCGATACCGTACGGAGGATCGACGATCGCAAGATCGAAGAAGCCGTCCGGAAATTGCTTCATTCCCTCCATACAGTCCATATTGTAAAGTCTGTTCAATTCAAGCAAAGGCGATCACCCCGTTTCTTTCTGTGAATTTGCTTCTTTTTTTCTCCCACCCCTCCGCCCCTCCCGCTGGGAGGGGAACAGGCTCAAAGGAATAAAAGGGCGGGAAACTCACTTATGCACATATTCCCTGTGATCCTGTGGAAAAGTGAACCTTTACCGATTGATTTTGTTTATCCCCGTCGCCGCCCTGTTTCTATCACTCCGTCAGCAATCTATCAAGAGGCTTTCGCGGCATATCCTCGCGTCGCGTTGCGACGCTCCGGTATTCCACGTTCCTCTTGACATCTTGCCGCCGTCGTGATCTTTGGAAAACAGGCGACGGGGAATAAAACAAAAATCAATCTTGAAGGCTTCATCTGTGAACGCAAGCGTTCTTCGTTGCCAAACGTTACACATTTACAAGGCTTTAATATGCTGATCCGAAAATCAGCTCGAAGCGGAAGCCTTCTTTCGCCGCGATCGCTTCGGCGGTTCTAATACATACTTAAAATACATATAGCCGTACTTTGTCGATCGTGTTTCTACTAATATATAGCCCTTCGGAGGGCGCGGCGGCTTGCTTTCCGTGTATTCGCGTTTAATAACTGTTGGCGTTTCTCTGTCCGGCTGGCGGGCGTTGCGCGTCTGTTTCCAACGGTGTCCGCCTTGTTCAGCCGTCCAATGATCGAAAAGATAATTCGCAAGCCCCGTGTAATCCTGCCCGTGATCCACGCCGTTATAATAATTGTGTTCGCGTAGATTATCGATCCGGACGATACTTCCGTATAACCATTGCTTTGTGATAGCCTCTTCCGGCACGCCGTCCGAAAGCATATGAAGGTGTATTCTGTGCGTGCTTTTGCCGCGTCCCATATATACGAATATAACTGCTTCGGGGAAAGCGTATTTCAGCCTTCGCACGTAAAGATCGCGAATGCGCTTTGCATCTTTGAAGGTATGTACTTCGTGTTCGTCGTCGAACGTCAGCGTGCTATATAATGAACGCGGGGAAAAATTTTCGTTTACCAGCCGCGCGTGTTTTCGTCTTGAAATCCCGATCCGGTGTTGCTCTCGCTCTTCTTCGGTTTTGAACCTCTGTCGCGGTTCTGCTGTCTTTATATCTTTCAAGCGATCGGATACGTTGAATACTTCTTGTTCGCATACAACGCCCGAAAAAGTCCTTCTTTTAACTCTCTGCATACTTCAAGCCGCCTTCCTTGACAAAAAGCCGCTTTTGTGCTATAATAACTAATGTTGAATAGCCCTATACGGCATAAACCCCGAAGGGTAGAACCGTCCTGTACGCCCATACAGGACGGTTCTTTTTTGTTTTATCCGTTATTCAGCCCTTCGCCTTGCACGAAATCTTCGCATTTTGTTTCCTCACAAGGCTTGAACCGCATTCCATTTTCGCAACCGATACAGGGGAAAGGGCGTATCCCGTCCGGAAGCTCACCTTCGCGAATATGTACGCACGTTTCAAGGTTCGCGCATTGATCGCACCAGCACTTCCGGCAATCGCCGATTTCGGTTTTTACCGTGTCGCGCTTCAACGGCGTATCGGTTTCGTGAACCTCTTTTATATCGTTTGCCGCCTCCGCAATATCGAAGGCTTCCATACCAGCCTTAAATCCGCGGACAAATGCCGCGAACATAAAGCCCATTGCCGCGCCCGCATCTTCAAGCGTTGCCGCGTCGATTTTGATTTCGTCCACTCTTGTTTCCTCCCTTGCAAGTCCGGATCACGGCGACGATCACGCAATAAACGATCAGCACCGCGACGGCTATACAGGCGATCCCGCAAAGCAGATAAAAGGAATTCGCCATAAATTCAAACATTGTCATTCTTCGCACCCGCCTTTCCCGAATACTTCTTCCGGCTTGACGTTCCACGCCGCCGCAATATGCTTCATCATATCTACGGCTTCGTTGCGCTTCTTCGCGTCGCCGTTTAAGTAAGATACCAAGATTTCAGATTTCAGAACGCAAAGCGGGCGAACGCCGTGGTTCCCGCCGTACGCGTAGTTGACGTCCAGCGTGCCATCGGAATTGACGTGGACGAAAGGATTTATCGGGCTGTCAGCGGTAGCCGTCCACCACCAGCCGTCAACGTGCGGGATATTCTCGCGAAGAAGTCTGTATTCGTCGCAAGTGATAAGCCCGACGCGGACGCGATCGCCGCCGTAGGTTTTCAAGCCGTCGTCGGCGGTCAAGTCAATATTGAAATGCTCGAACATTTCTTCCGGCGCACCCGCTTCGATCATCTTTTGCAAGAATTCACCGTTCAAATACGCGCGGAGGTCGGAGGAAGCGAAATCGTTTCGGTTCTGCTCGTCGAAGGCTCTTTCTTCGATGATCTCCGAAGCGATACACTTTACCCAGCTTTCCGCTATCTGAATTGCCGTCCACGCAATCCCGCCGATCGTGAATTGCGCCTTTACCTCGATACCGTTTTTATTTGTAGTCATAATGAATAGCCCCTTTCATATATATAATAGGAATGAACTTCGCCCGCTCGACGGGCTTTAACACTTCTTGCCGCCGTGTCGATACGGGCGGCTTTTGTTGTATTCGTGCTTGATCTCCAGCGCCTTTTCAATATCAATTCCCGCGAAAGCGCAATAATCAAGGATACGAATAATAGCGTCGGCAAGCTCTACCGCTACGCCTTCCGGCTTCTTGCTCTGTGCTGAACAAGGCGCGTCCGGCTTTTCGGGATCATACGGGCGGCTTCCACAATTCGCGCTTCCGTCCTCTTCGCAACAAACGCCGCCAGCGTTGCAAGGGAAATAAAGCATCGGTCGCCCGTCGCGGTATTCCTCCAGCGCCTCGGATACCTCGGAATGAATAAGCGCTACGATCTCCGGAAAGGTTCTTTCGCCTTCCCACCAGCCGTGTTCTACGGCGTTTTTGTGAACTTCCGCCGCAAATTCGTTAATCGTCATTGTTCTTTGCCCTCTCTTTCTGTTCATTCAGCGGCGCGCCGCTGTGATTTTCTTTTTCGGTGTCCCTCTCGCAATCGCACGTTTCGCCGAAGTCAAGGTTACAACCGCAACGATCGCAAACGTTGCATTTCATCTTTTCTATACCTCCGTTCCTCTTTGGAATAATGAGGCGGTATAAACCATCTTTACATAAGGTTAAACCGTGTTCGCGCGTGTAGGCGCGGCGGCGTTCCGCCTCTTCAACCTCCCAGCCGCAAGTAGGGCATTCGGAAGGATTGCATTTTTTACTTGTAACCGGATCAATACCCAGCAAGCATACATAAATTTTCTTTTCGCTCAAGGCTTCACCCGCTCCCCGTTATAGATAACTACCATTGACGGGAAGGGCGCGGGATCGCTGGCGTTGCCTTCGTCGTCCGTGAAGCAAAGTCGCCCGCGAACGAAGCGGATTTCCGCTTTCCCGTAAATGTAATCGTGAAAATAGGTCGTATCTGTGCGCGCCGGAATAAGTAGTACAATAGCGTACCCCCCCCCGCGGGCTTCTTCGTATGCCTTTTTAACCCACTTGCCGATCTCGCGTCC